CCATCTGTTTCACTGGTATTGGTAAGCCTGACTACATCACCATTCGCAATCATAAGTTCGCCATCATATATATATGAAAACTCCAAAATGGAGGTACCATTATTCAGTTCATCCTTCCAGCTGATATCTAGGCAAAGCTCGGAGATTTCATAGATCTGCCCGTTGTTTTCAACGCATAACTGCATAATCTTCCTCCTTTAAGCCGGTATGGAAAACACCTGTCCCGGATAAATCAGGTTTGGATTCTTGATCTTATCCGAATTGGCGCTCACAATCTTCGAGTACTGGCTTCCATTGCCGTAAAACTGCTTTGCGATTTTCCAGAGCGTATCCCCCTTCTGAACCGTATATGTCTTTCCCTGTTCTACAGCAGGGTTGACAGGCTGCTGCACCTGTGGCTGCGCTACTGTAACTGTAGGTGTCACCACTGCCATATACTTCTTACTCGGTGCCTTATACTGCAAAAACGAGAGAGAAAGGTATTTGTCTCCTTCCTCTCCCGCTTTTTCCGTGATGCCGCAGGACTCAATCAGAACTTTTACCGATTCATCATCAGTCACTCCATTCGAATAGATCAGCTGAACCGGCAGTTTATTCTTCTGGGCTTTTGTTATGGCCCGAATGTACTTATCCGGATCCGCATCACTACCAGGTTCCATATAATGGGTATCGCGGTGCGGCAGCTCGCAGTCACTGAATTCATAACTCCACAATTCTGCATAGGTTGGAACGCAAACCTGTTCCCCGCGCAGTACCTGGTACTTTTCCGCGTTCAGCTTTTGCGTTTTCTTGATCTGCTCCGGATTCACCGGAAGCTTATACTTTTTTCCGCTGATTTTCAAATATACACTGTAGCTCATCAGTACAATCCCTCCGGTGCTGTGTTAATCTCATCCTGCAGAATCTGCGCAACTGCCGGACCAATCTTCTCATAATCCATCTCCTGGTTAATGTCTCCGGTAAAGGTGACCTGGATATTCGGGGCCAATGTATTCTGGGCAATACAGGCAACATAATCACGTTCAGCCAGTTCGCGAAGATAATCAATATCCTCATCTTCTAGTTTCACATTCATGCTGCCATTCTTTCCAGTACCTTTTACGGCCGCTGGATTACCGGCTGTTCCAGCTCCTGCAGGGATATTGCCAAAATTCATACCACCGATTCCACCACCACTGATTAAACTGGAAACCTTTCCCGCTAAAGCAGAACCCTTAGCATAACCTTTTCCCGCTGCTGCAGTATAATCCATCAATTCCGGCTGTTTTACATACTCTTTCCATCCACTCTCGTTCTTGATTGTTTTTGTTTTGGACTCGATTTTATTTTTAAGTCCGTCTAATCCGGAAGTAATATTTACGGTAACACCCGGAATTTTATTGATAATGCTTTCAATGGCTCTGGCCATATTCAAAACGTAGCTAACGCATGTATTGGCCATATCCAAAAACAGCACTTTCACTGCTGCCGTTGCATCTCCAAAGCATGCATTGCCGATGAAATTGGCAAGCATCGCAAAACCATTCCATAATGGATAAATGAACGAGTTATAGATATAAGCACCTAAAACATAAAATGCAGCACCAATGATCCCCGTCGCGCTCACTGAGGCACCTGTTAGCTTGTTAAATGCTGCTGTTCCCGCATACAGCATGGCTATCAGAGCAATAAATCTGATTGCCATCAATCCCGCCGGATTCATCATACACAAAGCATTCCACACCCCTGTTGCTGCATTCAGTACCCACTGAGCTGCTGCCGCCCCGTAAGTAAACGCCGCATATACTCCCAGTCCCGCTGCTATTCCAAGCAGGATCGGTCCAATGATATCCATGTTATTGGCTATCCAGTTTAATGCCAGCAGGAATGGGGCTGATGCCTTCTGAATCGCATTCATGGACTGAGTCCATAACTGCGACCAGGTAAGCGGCATGGAGTTAAACTTCCGGTCTATATCATCCATTGCCGCCAGCTGCGCGTTCTTTACAATCTCCGCCGATAAGGCACCTTTTTCCGCATATGACTTAATGGAGCCTTCCGCCCATCCCATATATTTCTCAATGTTACGGGCAATACTTGGTGCAGCTTCCAGAACCGAATTCAGTTCATCTCCGCGAAGAGCTCCGGATCCCATAGCCTGCGTCAGCTGAGTCATAGCACCGGCTGCCGCACTTGCCTCAGTACCTCCGATTGCAAACTGCTTATTGATGGACTCGACAAATCCAATCAGTTCGTTCTGATCCTTGAAGGCATTTGCCGCATTCAAGCCAAGGCTTGCAACACCATTCGCCGTACTTTCGTACGATGCTCTGGATCGCTGCGCAGAGGCATATACATCGTTCTGCAGATTGGGATTGATTACATTACCGGCATTGTCCTTGTTGATCAGGCCAAGACGGGTATTTGCATTCATATAGCTATCGGATGCACTCAAAAGCTTGCCGCCCGCATCCAGTGCTGTTTTGGCCGCAAAAAGCTTTCCAAGAGCACCGGCTACTTTCTCGGCTTTGGTCTTTGTCTTATCGACTTCATCACCCAGGCCTTTAACTTTTCTTCTAGCCTTTTCCGCGCCTTTTCCGGCATCTTCAAAGCCATCTTTTGCCTTCTTGCCACCCTTTCCGGCTTTATCCAGACTAGTTTCGACCTTGTCGGCTGCTGTACTGACATTCTCCACGGATTTTGCTGCACGGTCAGAAGCACTCAGCACTTTATTGATTCCGGACATAAAACCGCTCGTGGCCAGCTCAATCGTTGCTCTTAATCTTGCCACCTACTTCACCCCTTCCGCAGCGCGTTTTTCCGCTTCTACGCGCAATTCACAGCTGGCTGCAATAAAAGCCTTCTCCCGGGGAGTCAGTTCAGCCAACTCGCTCGGGAGAATATGCAATTTCTGTAGCGCAAAGTGCGCCAGGATAAACTCCGGATCACTTTGCTTTATTCGTTTTTTGCGTCATTTTTCAGATCATCAAAATCATCATCCATGCCGGACAGATCCTGAACAGCTTCTACCAGGGCATTATACTCATTGGTATAGAGCATCTTTTTCAGAAGCTTCACCTCTCCCAGAACCCCGTAAGCTTTCTGCAGGTCAGCGTTCTTCATATCCGGGAACACTACGGCAGCCGCTGTGATCTCATCCACATATTTGAAACGGTCAAACTCACTGTTGCCCTTCTTATCGGTCTTAACACAGGTTCTCTGAACCTTGTCGCAGACTTCCTGCTCCAGCGGACGGATCACGAACGGCATTGGCTTACCATCCTTTCCTTTGAATCTGTCAGAAACAAAAACCTCTTTCTCCGGAGTAACTTCCGGATGTAAAAATCCGTATAAATCTCTCACTTCACTCATAGCCGGTCTCCTATCTTATATTCTCCGGAAGCTGAAATGCCTCCAGGCAATCGCAATCATCAAAGGTAAAATCCGAATCAAAGGTGATTGGATCCTCACTGTCATCCTCCAGGTATGCAACCTGAATCGTCTTTAAAATCACATGGAACAGTGTTACCGTCTGTCTGCCAACGGTAGACTGCGGATCCTCATTTGTGAACTGCAGGGTGCATGCCGGGTAGATGCCATTTTTCTTATAGTTGATGAATTCCTTCAGTGCATCCGAATTCATGAAATAAAAGGTTCCAGACCCCTCACCGGTCGCACCAACAACTTTATGCTGTTTCATGCGGTGCCCCAGCAACTTTTTCTCTGTTACGGACAACGTTACGTGTGCATCAATCTTTGAAATCTCAAACATTTCACGGTTCTGGCCGCTACGAGTAATGAAGCCCTTTCCCTCCGATCCGCTAAGCGTATCGTCAAGTTTCGTATAATTTGCCATCTTATCGCCCTCCTTAGCTCAGATTTACATTGATGTAAGCCAGTTCCATGCTGCCCACCAGCTGCACGCCACAATTGACCAGAACCGCATTGATTGCCGTGCCGGCTTCAACCGTTACATTATCGGAATCAAAGTTCTGGATAGCTCCGCGACGTTCCAGATCCGTGAAATACTCCACCAGCATTCCCTTAAAGATTGAACGGCCGTCCGCATTATTATTGTATTTGCCCTTGATGTTGGCATCCCACACAGACTGAATGTCACTGCGAATGCCACATGCAGTCCGGACAGAACGATTCTGCTTCAGGATGTCCCCTTTCGTCTGGGTAGTGGTGGTCAGTGAATTGATATCAGCAACTACTGTCACATTCTGACTGCGATCCACATCTAGAAGGAACTTTCCCGCTTTGATTGCGGTTTCCTGCTCTGATCTGGTCATTCTCGGAGTTACATCAATTGCCCCGACAAACTTCTGTGCCGTATTGGATTTCGTGATGCTGGCACCGGCCGCAATGCCGCCGATCCATGCAGCAGTTTCGTACGCAGTCAGACTGGAACTGTCCGAGAGTGTAACCCCCTGCACGCTGTTGATGATATATTCCGAATCGGCGGCATAGTTCGGTAATACCGCTGTTACATTCTTGCCTTCATCATCCTGCATGGACTTAATCCAGGTTGCGATTGTCTGCTGCGCCGTAGATGCCCCTGTGCTGGATTTTGCGTATGGATATACCAGCACATCAAAGTCTACAGTTTTCAGTGCTGCCAACATAGCCTCCAGATGCTCATCTGCATGAGACGCCGGAAGCTTATATAAAAGCACTTTCTTTGCCCCGAGAAGGGCAAGACCCGCCAGTTTTTTATCTGCTGCCGTTGCGTTGTTCGGATATGCTGCATCGGTCGCAGTAATCTCGTAAATTTCATCATCTGTCCCCACAGACAGCTCCTGAGCGATTACAACGGTCCCGCGGTCTCCTGCTGTGATGCTCAGAGGCGTATTAGTCAGAAGATTGATATATGCCCCAGGAATCACCTTATTCTGGCTTTCCCATGTACCTGCCATTGCTTATTCCTCCACTTCAATATTCTTATCAAGTTCTTCCATCTTCGGCTGCGCGGGCTCCCTGTATTCGACATAGGAAACACTGAACAGCAAATGAAGAACATCATCCGTTACATTTGCGTTTTTCTCTTTCACATAAAAAGAGATGCCATCGGCGCTGATCACATCAAAACCCCGAAGCATCTCCTGTTTCACTTTTTCACATTCTTTTCTACGATTCTGGATTTCCCCGCCCGGAAAATACTGCACATCAAAGCTCTGCTTAACGCGCTGCCGGTTCGCCAGGCACCGCCTTGTATCCGTATCAGTGATAAGAACCAGGATAAACGGCGTCTCCGCATTCTGGGGAATATTATCCCTGCAAATCTTTTTAAGTTCCGGAACAACAGACCGGCATTCTGCTGCAATCGCTTTGTATAAAATATCAATCCCCATGCTCATGCTCCTTTCGGATTCTCTGCACCTCCGCTTCAAACAATGCAACAAGACGCCTGTCGATATAAGATACACCCTTTTCCAGTAAATATGTACCTTTCACAAAGCCTTTCGTCGGTCCGCCTTTACGCAGTACAATGCGGTGCCCATAATTCCAGTAAGAAGCATACTCCGCCGTATTGACCAATACCTTCTTTGCGCCGGATGCGCTTTTTGAAGCAGGAGCAGATCTCCATGATTTTTTGAGCAGACCGCCCACAATGGTATCCTTCGTTTTAAAGCTGACAACCTTGCCAGCCTTGGGTCCGCTCTTTACTTTGAATGTAACCGGGTTCGGATGAATGCCTGTCGGAGTCCGCTCCTTCAACCACCGGACACCTTCATTTACAGCCTGGTTAAGTACCTTTACATCCACCTCTGAAAGATCATCCATCTCAGCCTTAAGTTCTTTCCGGAACTGATCGATAAAGGCTTTATTCCGTCGGTAATTGGAACCGCTCATGCTTTCTCATCCCTTTCTACCCAGCACTGGTACTGGAAGCTGTAAGGGTGCACTTCTCCGACCCTGAGCTTGGCTTGCTGTCCGTTTCTCAGCGTAACCACAACCTTATCTCCTTCCCGGATATCTGTTTCCAGTCCGCAGAAAAGCTGATTGCTCGCTTGCAGGGATGGAACAGGGCTTCCGGCAAGACTCTGTCCGGAAATGCTGTATCGGCACTTCACACCAGATGCAATGCAGCACTCTCCAGATGAATCATAGCCGTCATCATCCTTTGCATCCTGATATCGATAAACGTCCATCGTGGAATCGTACATAACTGCGTATGGATTAAGCATAACCTCTCAACCTCCTGAACCGGCGCAGGGCCGTTTTATCTGAATCAGACAGCCCATAGATACCCTCACGGCTATTACCGCTGCTCGTAGCGTATGTGATGGTTCCGTCTCCTTCTTTGATACTGGCAATATCCTGCTGGTACCCAGTTCCCTTAGCAGCCTCATAGTCAATGATTCCCTTAAACTTCTTCCGGACAAACGGCTCCAGCAGATCCGGAATATCATCCTGGCTCAAATTACAATAATCGCAAACATGAAGGATGACATCGGAGATGCCAAGATCTCTCATGTCATCATCGATATTCAGATTGGCCTTTACGACCGCCAGCATCTCCGTTTTTGTCATGTCATCACCGCCTAACCCAGCTTGTGCTTAAATGCTACAATACGGATCTGCTTCGGCTCATAAACCGGCTTCCAGTTCTTCGGATTCGCCACCTCGGTTCTGGACGGTCCCTCTGTCTTTGCCACCTCCGCATTCTGCCATGCGATTCCTCTCGGATGCAGGATCATGGTCTTACGGTTGATCAGATAATCAATACCAGAGCCTTTGCGCTTTGCACGGTCAGTCTCAGTCGGTACAAATCCAACCGGATTACCATTACCAAGAGCCACGGCTCCATTGCCGAAGAGATAGGTGGTGTAGGTACCATCGGATACCGGGCAGCCATCATCTACGATCACACGCTTACCCTGGTAAGTACCAAATGCAACATCGTTGGACGGCTGCACAGTGTCAATCAGGTTCTGCTTCTTCAGATAGGCCTCCGTCGCAGAATGCATGCAGATGCCAGTCAGCTGCGCTTTTGCGTCCCCCAGCTTCTGTTCCGCATCAATAAACGCAGAACCGGACCAGTTCGCCTTTACACCGCTCAGGCCGGTAATATCCAGGATATTGGATGCCAGTCTGGTTTCAGCTGCCGGCGTTCCTTCTGCCCCTGCCGGGATAGTGCCAAACACACCATTCAGAATAGAGATCAGTTCCTTCTGCATATCACGCTCCCAGAATCTTGCCACCAGAGTGCCGATGGCCATCATCGGATCAGCGCCCGCAAGTGCCGCGGACAGATCCGTTGCGGACCACATCTTAGCACGGCGAAGGATCGCAGCTACGTCCTTGTTGGAAGCAATCTTGTTGTCTTCCAGATCTGCACCTTCGATAACCTGCTCAGACTCACCAGTCAGGTCTTCGAAGAACGGCATGTTGACGGTCGGTGCCGCCTGGGAAGCCAGTGCATCGAAAGTGCTGTCATTGGAAATGATTCCGCTCTGCACCAGTGCGGAGAGCGCCATCGTCTGATTGATGACATACGGGTTAAAAAGTTCCGGGACAATAACGTCCTGTAAAGTTGTTCCTGCCATTTAAAATTCCTCTCTTTCTTAAAGTTTTACTCCTGCTGCAGCTGCCATCTGTCTGGCCTGCTCTGGATTCTGTTTGAACAGGCGTCCCTGCTCAGTCAGGTTAAATGTTTCCTTCGCAAACGGATTACTTGCCGGAGGATTTCCGCCTCCTGCCGGTTTATACCCACCTGCACCGCCGGCTGCCTTAAACAGATGCGGAGATGCCTCTCTCATAGGCTTCAGCACATCTTCCAGTCCGATCGGAGCTCCGTCCTTGTCAAAGACAAACTTGTCCAGGCCGCCATGCTTATAGATGATGTAATCCGCATCCGTCGCGCCGGCCTCCTTCAGCTTATCTTTCAGGGCATATTCCTTTTTGGTATTTGCCGCAGCGGTCTTGAGGTTTGCCACCTCAGTTTCATAGTCTTTGACCTTCTGCTGCAGATCTGCGTTATCTGCATTGTTCTTTTTCAGGTCCTTGATGGTATCATTGGCCGTGCTCAGCTCTTTCACCTTGTCATTGTAGTCCTGCTTTGGTACTGCATGCTTCGGGAATTCAGCATTGATTGTCTTCATGGTTGCTTCAACATCCAATTTACCGTCTGTGATTACTGCCTTCTCTAAAATTGTTTTTAACCATTCCATTACGTTTACCTCCATAGATTTTTATTCCCGCTCTCCGGGTATTGGGATCGTCCGGTTATACTCCCGGCAGAGTAGCGCCCAGTTTTATGCCTTATGGCAGGGCATAAAAATAACACCCAGGGCTTGCCTGCGTGCCTTACTGCTCGATCTTATTGCATTTGGTACACCGTCTTACATAACCGCCATAAGAACCGTAAGCCCGGCTCCAATGCTTGCGGTAGTGGTGGCAGCAGTTCTTTTTTCTGAAGAATCTCTGCCTGATCCACGATATAAGCCCCATAAGATCACCTTCTTTCATTTGCGACGTCGCAATTATGCTTCATAGATCACATCTAACCCATAGGCTACCGCTGCATCATGCTCAATCCTGCACCCTCTGGCATTTTCCCAACCCTTACAGAAATAAGCTGCATGACAAAGAGACATATTTTCCAGACTTTTAGCAAGAAAGCAAAGGGGAATCTGTACCACTCCACGTTCTTTCATCTTTTCATTGCTGTACCATTCATCAGTAAATAACGTATTCACAATTTCGTAGCCTTTGGCTTCCAGTGCCTTGATTGCCTGTTCCCTGGTTGCAATAATCTCCTCATCTTCCAATACGCTGCTTTCCTTGGCCCGGTGGAGTTTTGTAAACCTCTTCTATAAGACCATGTTCAATATCTCCACCAACATATCCTTTTCCATACAGCTTATCTAAATGCGCCAATACTTCTTTGTCCCTGACAAGACTTCGGAATTTTTCTCTCTGAGGTTCATACTCTTCATATGTTTTGATTTGCAGAAATTCTTCTTTCAAGCTCATTTCATTGCCTTCTCTTTGCAAAATGAGAAATATCATAATGCATATTGGGATTCAGCTCCTGATTTTCATACTTTCTTTTAAAGTATTCATCAAGGGCCTTTTTCACTGTTGCTCTATGACCATCTGGAAAATATTTTAAATCGAGTTTTTCATCATTCGCTCTTTCACGGATTACATTCCAGTTTTCATTATGTTCTAAGTCAGAAATAAGACTTTCGTATGTGTATGCCATTATTTCATCTCCTCATCAATATACCGATATATCTCCGGCTGTTTTCGCTTCAGGTTATACGGATTAAGAACATACTCTCTATACGCCTCGGCAAAAAAGTCTGCTAAAGCATATACATTAAACTCCATATTTTCATTGATGAGTGGCACCTGCTCTTCATACAAACGCCCCTGATAAATACTCACCAATGCTTCTGTATCAGCCAGTCTGGTGATAGGTCGTACAAAAGTATCCTCATCCAATATCGCATCCCTAAGCGGATTGATATCACCTATCGTCTTATGAATTGCCTGCAGAAACTTTTCATCCTCCCATACGCCCGCCTGTGTCTCTAACGCATGCGCCATTTCATGAACAGCCTCTCCCTCGTCAAGTTCTTTCGCTAAATATAATATTCCATTAATCCTATCATATCTCGAGTTTCCTTGTTCATCAACAACAACTTTGGTTACTGCTTTATCAATAATATCTTTATGTCGCTCAGGAATCAGCTTCACTTCTTTGTCAAACTGGTCTTTTGCTGCTCCCTTCATACTATCAGGAATCGATAAATTATCCAGGTTCTTCGGCTTTGATGCTTTTTCTTCCTGAATATACTTTATCTTCCACTCAGCATAGGTCATATTCTCCGGTACCTCGATGCCGTTACCGTCTGCATCTCTCGCGGCCCGCTTGCCGTCTGTAGGTGTATCTGGGTAATACGGAACGTCCGTGCATCGGCAGAACGGATGGAAGGGCGGCATATTCTTTCCTGTCACCGCCTCAGCCACTGGATAGATCTTTCCGTCCAGCCTCCCGCAAATTCCGCAAGTCTTACTGTCCAGAGTGGCCAGGATCTGGTACTGTTCCACGCCATCCTCTTTGTATCCGGCATGTGTGGCCTCACTCATCACATATGAGCCTTCCGTATGCAGGAGCCGGTAAGCATCGAACTTCTTTGCCTGCATCTTCTTCGCAAAGTCTTTTGCCAGATTCTGCGGTGACGTGCCCTGCACCATCATGGTTGTAATGGACTCCATCAGCTGGCTCTGCAGATGCTCCTTTTGCTTCCAGAGCCGATCGGAAAAGTTAGCGCCATTGAATGGGTACTTCAGTACTGTCTCCATCGTTCTGGGCTCAATCTGCGCGAACTGCTCATGGAAACCACGGTACCGGTCCGCATCGTACCAGGTGCGGTGATAGGTCTCCTGGTACAGCCCGCTCATCATCTCTTCGGCATCGGCCTGGTAGTCAACCGCATACAGTTCCCGCAGAATTGCGTCCACCTGCGCCTCCAGCGCCTGGTAACGGGTCATGCGTGCCTTGATGGACATGTTGTTAACATCCTGATTGTATTTGCCGATGTTCTTCATTGCTTTGTCCACGAAATCCCGCAGGCCTTTAAGCTCCATCTTATCGAGGCGCTTCTGAGCTGCTGCATAAGTCAGACCGTTCTCCTCGGCATAGCGCCAGTAAAAGCTCTCTACTGTCTTCTGCAGTTCCTGCTTTGCCTGGTTAAATGATTTCTCCAGGCCCTTAAAGTACTGGTTGACCGTCATTTCTCCGGCCTTATAGGTTTCTTCCTGGCGTCTTTCCCAGTAGGACATCACTCATCACCACCCTGGTCATCCCCATTCTTACCTGGTTCATTTGGAGGGAACATCTCCGATATTTCTGCCGTCCCTGCATCTTCCTGCTCCTGCAACAGTTCCATTTCCTTTTCCGGATCATCAACCCAAGGGTGGTGTGCCACGATCGTCTCATCCGAGATAATGCCTTTACTCTGGGTTGCGATCTGAGACAGCTCCTGGTCGTTCTGTACGCTGGTTCGGGTCCATGTCTGAACAATGGTATCATCTTTGATTAAAATACCGTTCAGCCGACAGACGCACCGAAGGAACTGACCAAAGTTAAGCCGGAACTCCGTCTCCTGCAGTCCTGCTTTCTGCTCCAGAAGGGCGTATAAAAACTTCAGTGCGACTCCGGAACTATTACCAAAATTCTGCGGGTCCGGATCAATGCCCATGCCCTGCTCGAAAATACACTTCCGAGTAATCTCCAGAAGCTTCTCCCGGGCCTCCACAGGAAGCTCAATCGTCAGCGTAGAGACACCGGAATGATCACCATCGCCTTCGCTATCAATCTGGATTGCTTTGTAGTCTTTCAGGTCCCGAAGAAACTGCCCCAGATCTGCACCGCCATAATTGGTCAGCACAAAAATCACTTCCTGGATATCTTCCATGTCGTTCACGAATCCGCTGAAGATCTTACAGTAAACATCAATCAGCGGCTTAATATTTTTCAGATCATTCGTATCGATATTGTTATTGAAAAACGGGAAGAACGGTACCTCGCCAACACCATGCTGGTAGGTATCAGCATATTCGCAAAGCATCGGATCCACCAGAAACATCTGATACGGCAGCAGCTGGTCCAGCTCATCTCCAGCCTTTAAGCGGTACGCCGCGCACTCGGTTTCATTCCAGTACTCGTAGATGATATAAGCGTCGCCGGTATCATCATCGATATTCTGATAGCTCCGGAACACTCCAAGAAGTTCCTTCTCCAAACTATCAGACCATACCGGAATTACCTGCTCTGCCGGAACTATTGCATATTTCCATGTGCTTTTCTTGTCGCACCAGACATGCAGCCACCCTACCGTGCAGTTTGACGCCTCAATGCACAGGTCTTTACAGACCTTTGGATATTTATCTCCTAGAAACTTCACTAGGGCCTTGTTGGCTTTCTTCTCTCCAAGATCAAAAATCGGTGGCGCCGTAAACATGTAGGAAGCTTTCTGGTTGACCAGCAGACCGTGGAAGTTGAACGGGATCCGGTTGTCCGCATTTCGAAGCGGCTTTTCTTTTTTCTCCCGTTCCTCTTTTAGTGGTGGGAACATGATATCCGTTTCGTTCCGGTAATAGGCCCTTGCCTTTGCAATCTGCCTTACAAAGTCCGTATGCCTCACCTGATACTTCCGGATCAGTTTCTTTATCACTTCAATGTCCATCTATTTCACCTCACTTTAAGATCTTCATGCCGCCAGCTCTGCGGATAATCGTGTAGCAAAAATAGCGGAGGGCATCCTGTGCGTGATCGTGTTCTTTCACTGGCTTGTCTTCTCCGCGCTCTCCTGCCTTTGCGTCCCAGATGTAAGAAGCAAACTCTTTGATCAGATTCTCACAAGACTGATCAATAAAAATAGAACCCGAAAGCAGCAGCGTTGCCACAAATCGGATTCCATCTAAAACATCATTTTTCGCTTTTTTTACTTTGTATCCATCCTTCTCCAGCTGGGCCTTGAAAGATGCTGCCGCCGGATCCAGGATCACTGCCCGGATTTCTTCTCCAGCGAGCCACGCCGTCAGATCTTCGGAAAATTCTTTATCAGTTTTCTGCCGGCCCTTATCCCGGCCAGAATAATAATATTCTCTGCGGCAGTACCATTTGCCGTCCGCGCCTTTGCTCCAAAACAGGAATGCCGTCGGGTTCTGGGTACCATAGTCACAGCTGACATACTTATCACCGATCCAGAACTCTCGCCCTGTTCTCTGACGGTATTCAGCCGCGATTGCTTCTGCATCAACTACGTTTTTGTCCTGGCTGAACATGTCGTAGATGATGCCCTCAGCCATCGCCCACAGACCTTCGATGTAGCGCTTGAAGAATACGCCGTTGTACATGCTGCGGTATCTGGCCTTGATGGCTTCTGACAGACTCAGGTTATCGTCCATCGTGAAATGCACGTACAGAAGCTTTTTCAGATTCAGCTCTGAGCCTTTCGCCTGGGCTTCTTCCTGCAACTTCGCAGCCTTTTTCTTGCCCAGATACCCGATGGCTTTGTCAATCCAGTTTACCTTGAACCAGTGATACGGTCCATCCGGGTTACAGTTGAACCAGTATTTGGAACCAGTCACCGAACAACGTCCGGTTGCCTGATTGACGAAGCTCTCTGGCATCAGCGCGGCCTCATCACAGAAGACCCCCGCCAGGGTAATACCCTGAATCAGATCCTGGCTGCGCTCATCCTTGCCGCCGAAGATGTAAAAGTAGTTGGTAACACCCTTGCGGCTAATCTCTACCAGATTGTCCGCCCGGTGATCCGCAACCTTGTACCCGCGGCTCTTAAGCATCAGCTTCAGCCAGAACAGAACATTTCGCCGGAAGGAGCCGATGGTCTTACCGCACATAGCAAAATTCTGACCGCTGAAATTTTCCATCGCCCAGAACACAAAAGACAATGACATGCAAACTGTCTTTCCAGATCGGATTGCTCCATCCGCGATAATACCGTCATAGTCCTTTACAGGGCTGTCCGGCATCCACCAGGTAAGAGTCTGCTTCTGCCGATTGGAAAACGGCTGGAACTGAAATACCTGGACCTTTGTCAGGATTCCTCGTTGCTGTTTCATGGCCTGCAGCTTTTCTTTCATGCCGGCAATGCGCTCTTTAATCGTCATCCGCATCACCCCACAGATTCCGTGATTCTGTATTCAACGCATCTAGGAATCCATCATCCTCAATCTCCTGTTCCTGACCACCAAGCTTCAACGCTGCCAGATCAAGCTTCAGCATCTCGATTTCCAGACGCGCATCATCCACGCCGTAACGGTGCAGCGCATCAATGGCAGCCTGCTTCCTGGCCTGGACACGGGTCAGGGCATCCTCGATATTCTGGATCTGACCCAGCTTGCCGCGGTATTCCAGAAGATCAGTCTCCTTATCCTTTTCCAGTCCGCTCTTGTGACTCACCACCGTCAGGCCGGTCTCATCTCCCGATGATACTCCGGAATCATCCAGGGACATCCGCAGCAGGTTGATCCGCTTCAGCATCCTGCGTTCCCGGACGGTCAGCAGCTGAATTTCCTGCATGAGAAGTTTCTGCTTATCATCCGGCACAGCCTGCGCCAGACGCTGCTCCTCCGGATCCAGGCAATCAAAAAGGAGAGTCTCGAACTCTCCCGTGGTGACCGCATTCTTATTGTTCTCCGGAGCGCCGGCTCCAAGAGCATTTTTATTTCCAGGCTGACCGCCTTTTCGTTTCGCAACGTTGCGTTTCTTTTGCAACGTTGCATTATCCCAGTCATATCTATTCTTCCAGCTTCGGATTGTCCCTTCCGGAATTTTCAGAAGCTCAGAAATCTCAATAAGTTTCTTGCCTTCCAGGAACAGTTCTCTGGCCTGTTCCATTCTGGCATCTGGCGCTCTGGCCATGCACCACCACCTCTCATTCGTTTGTTTTTTTGGTATAAGAAAAGAGCCACACGAGGTGCCCCTTACTTTTTATGAATCACTTGTTTTATACATATTAGGGTGCGTGTATCGATATATTTTTAAAGCATAGTCTTGATATTCTTCCGTACACATTTTCAATTTATCATGTGCATTATCCATAAATAATTTATCGTCCTCAGTCAATACTTTCTTTGCTTTAAAACTCATATAAATAGCGTAATTACTTTCAATCTCTATAAAATTTTTTCCTAACACATCTATCATATCTTCAAAGCCCTTTTGCGCCTTATAGTATCGAGGTTCTTTAGGCATATCATACATCTTTTTGCAAAATATAAAAGGATTTGTTAAATTAAATCTTACTGCTGCATACATTGTTGACATGTATGATTGCACATCATAAAGAAATTTTCTGTTTTCTTCTATCTGCTGTTTTTTCTCAGGTAAAAAATTAACCACTATATAGAAAATATAGCTACAAATATAGGATTGAGAAATTCCGCTCAATACATCATTACCATTTAAAAGAAGTGGTTGAATTTTAAGCGGTACTATACTCCATATTGGCTCCGAGCTTCCTTTTACAACGAGATATATTGCTGGAATCAATAATGCCGTTAGTAATATAAAATATTTTGAAACACTTACCGTAATTTTCACCTTATTATTGCTTTTCTTTTTCTTCATCATGCATTCCCTCCACTCGTATTTTACACAAAAATATACGTAAAAATCAAGCAAAAGAAAAGCCCCCATCTCACGACAGGTGCCCATCCAAAGGAAATCACTATGAACTTAAAAGCTCCAGAAGCGGGGACTTCTGGTAAATCCGCACAGGTGGGCTTGAACCACCTCCCGCATAGCCAGCGCCATGGTACACTATGCGGGCAACCCCTATACATATGCGGAGAATTCCCAGCCAGGCTGTAACACCTGGCGGGGGAATACCTTTGGGAGAAGGTATGCGTAATCCATGCGGCGCCGTTCGCACCAATCACATGATGGTTTCATCTCCCTGATCCGTGTGTGGGAGGAATTTTGTTAAGGCAGTAACTTAACCATGAAGTAGACTGCCACTGTCCGGCGCATGAAAGCAAAACGGTAATCAAAATGACGAAGCCGCCAGCTGTACGCCTTTGGCTTCATGCTACACTATAACACTTTGATTCGTAACATATGTAACAATCGTAACAAACTTTACTTTTCTTCCAACAAAGGAGATAATATCGGGACTCGCTCATACGTTGCATTGAAAATATCCGGTTTACATGGGTAAAACTCACCGGCCACACCTTTGATGATGTAATCTCCGATATTGGCCAAATGATCTCCCTCTAACGTCTTAATTACCAAGCCACCTCTTACCGCTGTGTGATCTATGACGAAATTCTCTCCATGCGCAGTCATGTATTCATCTTTCTTTTCACCATTGGTAAGAAAATCAAACATTTCCCTCTCGTTTTCTCCTGTCCACTCAATTGCTTCAATCTCAACTGGTCTCTTTCTGTACTTAGCCATCTGCCTTATCCTCCATAAATCTCAGATATTCCATTTTGATGCTTGCTTCGGTTGCCATTCTTCCCATCTTCACAGCCACCTGACTCCACGGAAGTTCCTCGAAAACCCGATACCGGATAATCCGCTGCATCCGCATGGAGATTGTATTCAGCCACGCCTCCACATCGTGCTTGATCCGTTCCGCATTCCGCAGCCGCTCCCGAAGGACCTCCTCCAGCCGTTCTTCTTCGCCCGGATCCATAACCACCGCGTAAGCCAGGCCATCCAAATGATACGTTTGCATCGTGTACGGGAACTCATGCGAAGACCCTTTCACCGCATCCAGTTCCCGCCGCTTCTTAGCCTTGCGAAGTTTCAACAGCGCTTCCTTGGTCTCTTTGACCTGGGCGCAGGCATCTATGTAATCTTTCAAAATCTGCTTGTCCAATGGATTCACCTCCTCCAACTCATCAGCATCTCTTACATGTTGCTCAGCATCTTCACGGCAAGCAGTGAGCCCTCCATGAAACCAACGCCAAGACACATGCCTATAAAGATCAGTGCTACAGCATAACTCAGAATCGTGCCAAGCTGTTTTAATAACTTTTTCTCCATTCCATCTCACCTCCTGTAGAGAATTTCGCTCCGCCTTGAAGACTGTCTTTACCAGTCATATCTTGCCATATCCATAAAATCAAGCGACATGGCTCCGTCAAAAAGATCCGACACGCCGTCGATAATTTCCAGATCTACGCCATCCGCTTCCAGCTGCTCTGCAAACTCTTCATCCTCGCATCTGGATCCGGTCGATGTTCTTAAATGCTTTTTGGTATATTTCTTACCGCTGCGAAGTTCCAGGGTCTCCACACATCTGTTTCCTGTAGCCTCAATTGTATATTTCATGCATTCATCCTCCCGATCTTAATTTAAAATTTTATAAGTGTTTTTAACTTTTCCGCATTTCGAACACTTGTAATGATAAATGGTTACCTCGTCCCCGTGGCCAGTGCCTCCCTCAATGTGAAAATCGATTTTTCTGTAGTCGTGGGACTCACACGGGCAAATTAAATTTTCAAGGTACTCAATTCTTTGTTTTGCCTGAATTTTTTCAACTTCGTATTTCGCTCTATTGATCCACATATCCGCCTCCTGCTATTTTCCTTCCTGCTCCAGCTTTTTCAGGTAATTAAATACACTGCTTTCGCTGATTCCCAGCTCATCGCCAATCTTCTTCATGCTCCACCCGGCTTTTCGCAAGGCAAGCATTTTCCCAGTGTCTATTGGCTTTTTCTTTTTCCCTTTGCCACCGGCAACTGCTTCATCAGTTCTTGGTTGTGGGGGGGGATCTTCTTCCAAATCAATCATTGGTTTCTCCAGTGCCGGCTCTCTCCGGAAGAACATGACCCCGGAAAGCATATTCTGCAGGGTGTCTGGTATCATTTCCCGCCAATCACTTTTCTCTTCACCTGGCACAAGGGCCATAACCTCATTTCCATTGGCTGCCAGTCTTAATGCCTCTTCCAGCGTGATCTGCTTTACGAACATTTTTCTTTCTCCTCCCATCTGATTTTCCGCTTCCAGACACTGTTCATGCAGCCTGTGTGGAAAAACCACCAGTCACCCCGCTTCGTCTTTGCACATTCGGTGTCTGAAAGATCGTCATCCGGCATAAGCTCCTTACCGCAGCCCTGACAGAATACTTTTCCTTTCTGCCGGACCATCACATCTTTTTTCTGTTTGTCTGTCACTTTGCCCCCTCCCGGATCTTGCGGATCCGTGCTTTCAACGACTCCATTACCCAGTTCTGTACATCGTCCTTACGCTGCAGAGCCTGCATGACATCTTCATCGCGGGTTCCGCTGGTTACCAGGTGATGGATGATTACCTTTTCCTGCTGGCCCTGGCGGTGCAGTCTCTTGTTTGCCTGGGTATATAATTCATAGTTCCATGTCAGACCGAACCAGATCACATGGTTTCCACCCTGCTGCAGGTTCAGCCCGTAAGCACTGCTAGCGGGATGCGTCAAAAGGACATCGATCTTTCTGGCGTTCCAGTCATCCTCATCCTGTGTGGTCTTCAGTTCCCGGACACGCAGCTGCATCTTTTCCAAGGCCTGTAAGATTCTGATCCGGTCATGTTGGTAGTTGTAAAACACTAGTGCCGGCTTCCCCTGCAGGGACTCGATCAGCTCCACAAATGCCTCAATCTTGCAGTTATGTATTTCATGTACGCTGTGATCCTCGTCATAAAGGGCACCGTTGGCCAGCTGCAGAAGTTTGTTACTGAGTGCTGCGGCACTGGTAACACTGATGTCTGCCTCGTCCTCGGAAGCTGCAGAACCATCATCCGCTCCAGTTCGTCATATGCCTTTCTGGACTTTGCGTCCAGTTCCACCGGGATCTCATGATAGGTGATGTCCGGAAGCTGCAGGTAGTCCTCTGCCTTCATGCTGATACAGATATCCGAAATCCGGTCCAGGATACTCTGCTCACTCCCCGGTTTCGCTTCGTAGCTGTACACCATACCGTCAGCACCACGCTTGTCCGGCTGGAAGTATCGCTCCCTGAACTGGGTATATCTCTTTCCCAGGCGGTCCCCGCCATCCAGCAGATACACCTGGCTCCACAGATCATTCAGACCATTCGGTGACGGTGTACCGGTCAGTTCCACCATGCGCTCGATCTTATCTCCCACACTGGCCAGCGCCTTAAACCGCTTCGCACTGTGGCTTTTAAAGCTGCTGGACTCATCCACAATCACCATGTCAAACGGCCAGGCGTTCCGGTAATAATCCACCAGCCACACCACATTTTCCCGGTTGATGATATACAGATCGGCGGGCGTGTTTAATGCCCGGATCCGTTTTGCCTGGATTCCCAGTACCGGGGATACCCGCAGCATACAGGTGTGATCCCATTTTGCTGCTTCCTTGGTCCAGGTTCCCTCGGCCACCTTTTTCGGGGCGATCACCAGAACTTTTCGTACCAGGAACCGGTTATACTTCAGTTCCTTCACAGCCGTCAGCGTGGTAACTGTCTTGCCCAGTCCCATATCCAGAAACAGGCCGATCTTTTTTACCTCCAGGATCCGGTTAATGCAGTGCTGCTGGTATGCGTGCGGTTTAAATATCATCTGTCTTCATCCCCTCTCACAGTCCGGCTCTTGCGGCTACCCTTGCCGCGGCCTCCTGACACCCGTAATTCTCAAAAAACTTTTTAACACCGGATAACCCGTAAACTACTTCCACCGGCTGCTTTAATTCTTTCAGGCGTTTTATCTGTACCAACTGCAGGGTGCTTAAAGTTCCGCCGTCCGCTTTCAGTTCCACGAATATCGGCCGATGTCCCGGCATGATCACAATCCGGTCAGGCACCCCTGCGTTGCCAGGGCTAGTCCATTTATAGGCCCGGCCGCCCAGTCTCCTTACCTCATCGACCAGGACCTTCTCAACGTCCCTCTCTCTCATAACGCACCTCCGTATATTTTTTATTACGCGTACATACGCGTAACGCGTGTATATAACCCTCGTATTATGTACGCCATGTACACCACGTTTTCTATATTTCTTTTATTTTTATACTCTCTATAGTAAGTTTGTAGTTTTGTAGTTATATAGTAGAAATTGCTAGGATTTATGCGGTTTTGAGGGTTCTACAAACCCTGCTACATTCTGACTACATTGAAAACTACAAAAACTACAAAACTACAAAGAATCTACAAACTATTTCGGCACTATGTAGCTGGTCTTGTGAACCCTCTCTGCGGTCCATATGGCCCAAAATTCCGTGGTGTCTTTATCCGCTGCCATTTTCCATGCAGAAGGATATTGTTAATTTCCATACTGTCAGACCTTTTCATGTATTTGGGATCCCCGCCGAAGCATTCCACCCATATTTCTACCGCACAGATCTTATCCCGCACATGCAGCGCACGCTCCACATGCATACCACCAGAAAGAAACATACGGCGCTTTATCACGTCCATCTGCTCCCAGTTTTCCGGTACAGGACGATCTAAAAAGCTCATAATCATGCCTTCTTTTCCGGATGCTTCCCTGTGGGTTTCCTGCTGCTCCACTGCCAACTCCTCGATTTCTTTCGACATATACAGTTCCTCACCTGCAGCCCAGTACACATAAGCTTCCGCCCAGATCTGGTCCACCTCCTGCGGCAATTCCTTCCAGACAGATCTCTTTGCCGGATTAACGCCCACATCCACCGGCCAGAAGCGCCGGTTTCCTGTCATGTCTTTTAAAAACTCGCTGTCATTGGACGTTCCGAAGAACACACACCGCCGCAGGTACTTGTCCGTCCTGCGACCGTATGCCGCTCGGTAGATATCCTCGGTCTTACTTAAAAACTGTTTGATCACCTGGGTTTCCTGCTTCGTGAATGCACTCAGTTCCCCCACCTCGTTGATCCAGGTTCCCTGGATCAGCTCTGCAGCCTCTTTACCTTCAAAGGTTGTAAGGCTGTCTGAAAACCACTGCTTTCCCAGAATCGCAAGGAAGGTACTCTTTCCGATTCCCTGTGGTCCGGTAAAGATTGGCATGTAATCATACTTCACGCCGCCGATCACCGCCCTGGCCACAGCAGCACAGAGGGACTTTCTCATGACAGCCCGGGTATACGGGGTATCATCTGCCCCCAGATAATCCGACAGCAGCGTGTCCACTCTGGGCTTTCCGTCCCATTTCAGTTCCTGCAGATAATGTCTTACATCATTGATCTTATTCTGGGCGCTGACGATCATCAGCGCGTGGTCCAGCTTTTCCCGTCCTGTAAGGCCGTAGAATACTTCCACGTAACGGTAAAAGCCTGCATCATCCACATCCGTCCAGCGGCGCTTCTCATCACGCTGATCCCACGGCACGCGCCCCAAGACCATACCGCAGCTGGCAAACTCATCCGTAACGATCTTCCCCTTCAGAAGTGGATCGTTTTCCAGGACGATTACTGCATTGTTGATGGTCTTCTCGTATCTGCCGTTTCCATCCTTGGTCAGTTTGGTTAACCAGGAAAGATCATAATCCGGAACGGACGATGTGCCCTGCTCCGGAGTCTGAAACGCTTCCCTTGCCTGTTCATACCGCTCTTTCGATAACAGATCTGATACGTTTGGATCATCCTGTGCCAGGCGGCTCATCATCACGAATGACGGCATTTTGCTGACCGGAGTACCCTCTTTTACATCATTATCCTTGTCTCCGAACATCTGGAGACGCACCAGGTCAAACGCATTCACCAGCTGACCACTGCACGGATCTGTTGCGTGGTGGGAATATAAAAACAGGTCCCCATCATAAACCACAGCACCGCCAACCGTGGAGCCGCCGGTATAGGTGTAGCGCCCCGGAATAACCGTTTCCTCGTACATTCCCGGAATAAACTTTTCCATTGCCTGGGTGATGGTGTAAGTCCGGCAGAATGCCCCGATAATGCCCCGCTTGGCTGTAGGATTCTCCTGTTTTGCCAAACGCCGGCGCTCGATTGCTTCCGATCCGGGAACCTGCGGCCACTGGCTGATGTCGTGCCAGTCCCCGTACATTCCCAGGACTCCATCCAGGCTGCAGAACGGCTTATCATAGATCTCAGACACATACTGGCTGTCACTGCTGCAGCTTGGCCAATACATCAGTCTGGATGCTTCAAAGGTTGTCGGGTCACAGAACTCAATGCCGATCAGGGATGCCAGTTTTCTTGCTGCGGGCTCATATTCGTCCGCAGTACCTGTCCGGTCAACCGGAATGATCACACGAAGCCGCGGTGTATATCCAGAATGTTTCCTGGTGCTGTAAACCACAGCAGCGCACCCAAGACCGTCCACGCGGCGCAGGATGTCCTCTGTCTGCCCAACAGGGATATTGTCAAGGTCCAGGGTGATTAAGTCTCTTCCGGTCACGTTGGCGGCCTTGCGGCGGTCTCCTGCAAAGGTTCCGCCGACAAATCCGCCGACATCCTTCAGATCATCCTGCTGGGACTTTGGGAGGGCAAGGTACTGCTCCAGCGTCTCGGTCCCGCGGACCGGTGTTTTCAGCTTTTCTGCAAACTCGGACCACATGATCTCAGATTTCGGCCAGTGTGTGGCCTTTCTGGTTCCTGCAGTACTGATCTGCAGCTTTCTGTTATACTGCATCCCTTTTCCTCCTAGTCCTTCATGTAATAGCTACTTTCAAATCCTGCACCTTTTAAGATCAGCCCCGGTGCCCAGGGTATCGGCTCTGCCATCAGGCCGCAGATCTCGTCCACAGTCGTTTCCATCGGAGCATCGATGATCACTTCGTCATGGACGTGGAACACTACTTGCAGATACTTTGCCGCAATCCGTTCCAGCGTGACGGCCAGGCAATCTCTTGCGACCGCCTGGACAATGTTCTCGGTCATCTTACCGCCGTAGGTCGATGCGACTTCCCACTTTCTCGTCTGCTGGCCAACTGTGTAGTAATGCAGCGCCAGCTTTCCAAACTGGTTCTCCTTCAGAAACGGTTTCGGATAATACAGCTTCCGACCACTTGGCAGCTGCACCGTCAGGAAGGACTGTCCGTAGACCAGATCTCCCTCCAGTGCAAAAATCAGTCCGTAAATGGCCTGTGGCTGTGCCGTCTGCATGACCGCAAGCGCTGCGTTCTCCACGGCATACCACAGATCCCGGATCCGGGGATTTGCCTGACGCCATCTCTGCACGATGTCCGGAAGCTCCTCTTCCGTCAGTCCCATCTGCAGGGCGCCCATCGCGATCAGCGCGGACGTTCCGCCCTGGTAGCCCAGAGCAAGGGTTGCAACCTTGCCTTTCTGGCGCAGCGCATATTCCGGATTACCCTTTGCGATTTTATCAACCGGCACACCGAACATCTGGGACGCCGTAGCCTCGTAGATCTTGCCGTGAGTGGCAAATACCTCATTTACCCACTGTTCCCCTGCCAGCCAGGCAATCACACGCGCCTCGATGGCAGAAAAATCAGCAACAACGAATTTATGTCCTTCAGACGGAATGAAAGCCGTCCGGATCAGCTGGGACAGCGTGTCCGGAACATTTCCGTAAAGAAGCTTCAGTCCGTCATAATTTTTCGCTTTAACAACCTTTCTGGCATAATCCAGGGTCTTGATATAGTTTCTTGGCAGGTTCTGCATCTGAACCAGTCTCCCGGCCCAGCGTCCTGTCCGGTTTGCCCCGTAATACTGTGTAAGACCCCGCACGCGGTCACCTTCGCCTTTCGCCGTATCCATGGCCACATATTTCTTAATTGATGTTTTTCCAAGCTGCTGCCGGATCTTAAGCATCTGCAGCACCTCTTCCGGAAACTCATCCGGCTTTCCCAGTGCTTCGGTCACGGTGGCCTTCTGGATATCCTGGAATACATCCGGATCTTCCGGAGATTTCCGGCTGTGGTCATTCAGCCAGGGCACCAACTGCGCCGCGCTGTTCGGATTGGCAAGACCGGTTAACCGTACCGCCTCGTCCGTCAGTTTCTGCGTGCTGATCCCATCAATGTGCAAAGCCCCGTCAATCAGATCTGTATCCACCCGCACACCGTATGCGTTCATAAGCACATCCATCTGCCACTGCTGCTCCTCAGCATCCGGTACCGGAAACTGCTTTAACCGTGCCAGGATCTCGTGTTCTGTCACGACATCCTGCTTACAGTATTCTTTGAACAGATCCCACTTCTTCGGGTCATGCCAGGGCTGGTTCCATGTCCGGTTTCCGTTATTCCTGGTTGGCTTGCAGGGGACACAGAAATATCGGATCAGTGCCTTGCCTGTTGCCAGTTTCTGTTTATCCTGCGGTAGTCCGATTGCTTTGCCGGTCGCATCCAGTCCGGCAGTATACCCGCAGTAAAGACCATGGGCCATGGTACAGCGCCACTGATTGATCGGGGTTTCAAAGCCTGCGCGGTTGAGACAGTACCACTCAAACGCAGCGTTGTACGCGTGCTTGATCACATCCGGATCTGACAGGGCTGCCACCAGTTCATTCGGTAACCGTTCACCGTTTGCTAGGTCGATGATCTCAACCGGCTCCTCGCCCATCTGGTACGCAAACAGAAGGATCTGAAAGTCCGGAGACTGCGCATATTTGTAGGCTCCTGCCTTTCCAATGTCCACGCTGCTCCGCGTCTCAATATCAATACTCAGATGTCTTGTCATCCTGATCCCTCCTGCTCAAAAAGGGGCTTATAAAAGCCCCCGATATGGTTTAATACGGCATACCGGTCAATGGGTTTACCGGCGCCGCAGTCGGCTGTCCCCAGGGAGCCTGTCCTGTCGGCTGCTGTGGCTGTGCATATGCCTGTGGCTGTGGGGCTCCGAATGCCTGCGCCGCAGTCATGGAGCTGCCGCCTAAGGCTTCACCGTCTCTTAACTTCTGCACCGGACCAAGGCCGCACCCGATGCCTTTCTTGCCACCAAACATGTACGGATAAAAAGTCACGTTCACACGGCCATACATGCCGCTGTAAACTTCGGACTGGTTAATGATCGGGTTACCCATACGGTCCACAACCTCCGGCGGATAATCTACCTTGGCTCCGGCAGTGAATACCCAGTGTCCTTTGCACTCCTCTCCGAACGGCATGCCATCGGAAGGTCTCACGCCGTCACCGTCATACACAGGAGTCGGCACGATCGGCGGGCACACGCCATTCCACTTATCGGAAACCCCTCTCTGCTTTGCCGCTTCGATCGCAGCATTGATGCGGGCCATGGTGTCTGTATCAGTCTTCGGCACCAGAACAGTCACACTGTAGCGCTCCTCCTGGCCAGGCTGTGCGGCATAAGGCTTAAATACATGTACATAGCTGAATCTTACTTCTCCGGTTGTTACGTTCGTCATCTCATTCATGTTCGTTTTCCTCCTTGAACGCCTCCGCGGCGCTAATCTTATTGGTGATAGCCGGTCTCTTATCTGATGTCTCCACCAGTGCCGGCTTTCCGGTCTTCTTGATTACGAATTCGCTTACACTTTCCGTAAATATCTTCTTGCCCACAGCCTTTTCCACCTGGGCAAGGGAGAGGGGCTTTCTCTCCCACAAGATTTCCGGCTGGATGCCGTCCGCTTCCAGCTTCGCAAATGCTGCGTCCATGTCGGTCCAGTCCCTGGTGGTTCTTCCGGCAACGGCTTTCCAACCAGGAACTTCATTTCCTGCAAGACTCTCCTTCAAAGCTACCTCTTCGATATCCTTCAGCCACTTTGCAACATCTTGTCCCTTCTTCAGATACTCACCCAGCTGATCCGTAGTGAGTAACGCGGGGTCTGTTCCGGACATAAACGCAAGCTCCACGTTCTTTTCCGCACGGGCTCTGCAAAGGCCTCTGGCCCTGCAGTACCTGCAGGTTTTTGGCCCCGGGGCAAAATTCCCGATTCCCTGGATGGCAAGAGCTGCCTTCTTTTCTACTTCCTCGCCAAACTTCAGAAGATCTTCCAGGCTGCACTCCCACTCGGAAATACCGTCTGAGAGTCTTGGCTGCACAATGGTCATACGAACCGTATGTATGTCATACAGGATCCTATATGACTCATAGGCGCCCAGTGCATAAAGCATCATCTGCGGATTATGTTCTGCACTCACACGGCCATCCGGGCTTTTTCCGTACTTGAAGTCAATCACATGGATGACTCCGGCGCCCAACAGGATACAGTCCGCGCTTCCGGAAGCCGGATCCTCGTCCGGAAGATTCGGAATGTAGGATGACAGGTCCACCCGTCTCTCAATATCGACGTGCGGTGATACCGGGAATTTCAGTGCCACGGACTTGATGTAATCCAGATAGTCATCGGTATACCCCATCATCTCATCGTCCCAGATCTCGTTTGCCTTCAGCTTCTTGATCTCAGCATTCAGCTTCCGCTTGCCGAAGTCGATGGTAAAGAAGTAGTTCCGAACCTTAAGTTCCGCGAGCTCATGGGCCAGAGTCCCTTCCTCTGCCGCCGCGGATGACGGATCCGGAAACTGCAGCCCCAGGATTACGCTTGGCGTGCAGGCCATCCACTGGTAGGCATTGGACGGGCTTAAGGTTGAGTGAGTCCGCTCTGTATGCCCTCCCATCAGATCTGTGCCCCCATTCCTCTTAAAGCTGTTGCGAAAGCGCCATACTGGGACGGCTGCAGTGCCGGGATCGAGTTTGTTCCAAACTGCCGCAGCAGCTCCAAAAGCTCATTCTGTCTTCCAGAATCCATCAGCTGCATGGCAGCCTTCGCCAGTTCGTCCGGAGTGTAGGTACGTGTGCTGGTCGGGACGGCCTGCGGGACCGGCGCAGTTGGAACCGGTGAAGCTGCAGAGACCGTCGGCTGAATTGGTGCCGCCGGCTGTACCGGAGCCGTCGGCACTACAGGCTGCTGTACAGGAACCACAGCGGCTACCGGAGCGACGGTCTGGATTGGTGCTACGGGTACCGCCGGTGCAATCGGTACTGCAGGCTGTGGAGCTGCAGCCGGTGCTGTGATATCCTGTGGGATCACCGGTTCCGGTGCCTTAACCTCCGTGGCCTGTCTGCTGAACACAGCGGCAAATTCCTTCACTTCCGTCAAGCTGTCAAATGTTACGGTAATATTCACGATTAAATCCTCCTAAAATTTAATATTTGAAAGCTCGTCCTGTAAGATGAGCAGTTCTTCCTTCGATAAGGTAACACCCTTGGTCATTTTGGAACGGTCCTCATTCCAGCGCCGGAGATCGTACTTCGGTTCGTTGTCTCCCCACTTAACCAGGTTCAATTCCAGATGGTACCCGCGTGTCTCCGGAAACTCGATACATGTTTCCAGAATCTCGCATTTAATGTTCTCCGCCATCACTGTTCTTATCTCCTTTTTCCAAACCTGTCATGATTGCTGCCAGTAAAGCATCCTTCGCAGCCGCTCTGTTGCTGGCAACTTCTGCCTCTAGAATCTCATCAAGTCTCATCCGAGCTGAAGAAAGCAACAGCAGATATGCTTTCTTGTCTCCTTCACATGCTTCTTTCATCACCTGGGACATCCCTTTCACCGCCATCCCCGGGAAATACACTGGGTTTTTAATGGTACCAACAAGATCCGAAATCTGGTTGTAGCCTTTATCACTCTCATCGCGGGTCCCGACGAGAACATGCGCGAATTCACTTTCCTGCTCGAAAACTTTCTTTCCATCCATCTCAATAATCACTTTTACCATCTTGATTTCCCTCCGCGCCTCACCTATAATGAGACTGTAAATTGATTTTTTATTTACCCGATTCCCCGGAAGTTGCCGCTTCTGGGGTTTCTTCTTTTGCAGATTCTTCTGCTTCCAGGCGCTTAATCTCCGTGTCGATAAATGCTCGTAAAATCTTATAAGCAGCCTTTTTAGATTTCGGAAGAATTGTCTCATCTATGCTATACTTAACAAAACCTGCAATTGCATGGACGGAAGCTTTATCGCTTGTAACCCCATATGCCATGCCAACGCTTTTCAGTCCGTCTTCCTCGATAGTGCTAATGATTGCCATAACAAAATCACCAGACTCCGTTCCTTTTGCGCCTCCATCATCCTTAATCGCAATTTCTACCATCTCCTCACCTCCCTCCTATACCAACGCCAGAACAATAAACACCCAGAACGTAAAACCGGTTGCCCCGCATAACACTGCAGCTACAACCATCACGGCCTCAGCCAAATCTCCCAGCCAGCCTGGTAATGCCTTCTTCGGCGCCGGTTCTGCAACCGGATCACTCCGGCACTCCACATAGCTCAGCATCCGCGGGTGCTGGGACTCGATAAAGTTAAGCTTCGCCATCGCAACCTCCTTCCCCCGGTTCATATGCCGGATACTGTTCGATAAATTTCTCCAGGTCAGCACCGCGGATCTTGATTGATCCGAGACGCAACCCGATAAGCTGCTTTTCATTCAGCAGTCTGTATACTGCGGACGTATTAACTCGCAGTATCTTCGCTGCCTCTTTTACCGTGTATAACGGTTCGTATGCTCTTACCACTCTGCTCGCATCCTCTCTATATCAGATTTACGGTTTCAATCTTGTCTTCCATGTCTCCTCAGTGTTATACTTTCCGTACCGGCATCGCAGCGCCAAGTACGAAAGAAAGGAGATATACCATGAAACTAAATCCCGATTGCATTCGCGATATCCTCATTACTGTCGAAAACATGAATTACAATTCTTCTTATACAGTCCAACAACTGCATGACCACTTACCTGCATATTCGATTGAAGAACTGAATTATCATTGCCTTCAAATGATCGATGCAGAATTGCTGAATGCAAAATCAATGAATGTTATAGGTTATATCTCTCCTCAAATATGGAGAATATTTGACCTCACCTATACTGGACACCAGTTTTTAGCTGATATTCGTTCCGAAAGCACTTGGAACAAAACTAAATCCATTGCTAAAAATGTTGGATCTGAATCGCTTCATGCTTTAAAAGACATTGCAGTTAGTGTTGTCACTTCTGCGATTCAGAACAAACTCGGCCTACATTAACATACATTGTCACTGTAAGC